TCTGCGCCCGGTGACTACCTCGCAGAGTTCGCGCTTCAACAGTCGATGGAAGGCAAGCTCGAACCGCGCATCGTCTCGCTCGTTCCGTTCGGCCGACCGGCCGCGAAGCCGGCCGCGAACGCTACCGCATAACCCGTCATGGGCTATCGGTCGTTCGAAGCTGGCCCACTAGAGCGGCCGTCTACATCCGGGCTAGAACTTGAGAGAGAAAGAAAATGAAGAAACTGTTTGCAGCAGCACTGAGCCTTGCGAGCGCGGGCGCGTTCGCGGCGGACGCGGGTACGCCGACGATGGATGTCACGTCGGTCGTCGCGTCGATCAACGGCGTCGGCCCGAACATCGTTCTCGTCGGCGGTGCTGTGCTCGCCGTCGCAGCGGTGACGTTCGGCTATCGCACGGTGCGAAGCTTCATCGGCCGCTGATAGCGCAACACGACAAGCCCCCGGTATGCCTCGGCGCGCCGGGGGCTTTTTCATGGAACGGATCGAATGAAACGTTTGCTGTGTGTTGCGTTGGTTGGCGTTGTGTTCGGGGTACGCGCGGCGCCGGGAATTGATGTGGTGACGTGCGGCCCTGCTCCCGCTTCGCTTGCCGCTGGCGCTCAAGTGCCGTGCACGTTGCCGGACGGTTCGGCCGGTGTGCAGCAAGTCGTGCACCTGACGCTTGTCAACGATGGGGCAACGGGCGATGCGCCGATTTCCGGGGGCATCGAGGCAGGTATGGCCGTTGGTAGCGCGGTGTTTCTGGTGTTGGCGATCGCCTTCGGCATGCGTGCGTTGCGGCGGTTCGTGGATTCCGCGTCGGAGAGCTGACCATGCTTTGGTTCTGCATTGAGTTCGCGGTGGTCGTCGTGACGATCTATACCGCCGCGTTGATTGTCATGTCGTGAGGTGAATGTGCGTAGAAGAATCATAGGTGTGTGGATCGCGCTGTTTGCCGTGTTCGCGATGATGTGCAATCAGCAAGCGCATGCACAGGCCCTGCTCGCGCCCGTGGAGAACTTTGTTATTAATCGCGCCGAGGCGGCGATTCTCACGCGCATCGCGATTCAGCGCGGCTTTGCGGCGAACGATCCACGCATTGCGGCGACGCTGGCGGGTATGGGTAAGGCGTCAACCGCGCTTAATGTCGTCAGCACAGGGGCAGGCGTTGCACTCGCATTCGCGGGCGCTCCGGTTTGGGCGACCTTGTTGGCGGGCGCGGGCATTATTGCCCTAGGTACTGCTTTGCAGATTGGTTTAGCAAAATTGCAGTGGAACGACACGTCGGTTTCTATCGATGTCGATGCGGTGCCGGCTAGTGCCGGCGATCACTATGAGGCTGTATCGCCTCCGGCGGCCGGCGTCGATCCCGCATATCGGAAATTGTTGGCGCCTGAACTATGGGCGGCGCAGGTGGGTATTCCGACCTATCGAAATGGCTACTGTCAGCCGAACGATTCCGTTTGTAACGCTTACCCAACTACGCCGGGGACGGGCTCGAATGTCGCCAATTTTTGGCTCACCCGCGGGAACTTCGACATTCTTCCTGGCACGCTGGATCAGGCCGCGCAGTTCATGTGGTATCTGCATTATTACAACGGGCACTGTGGATTGACGTCCGGATGCGCCAGCGATGATAGGAACGTTTCATCGGTGCGCCTGTTCTTCGCTCCGACGATCAATATCCCCGGCAACCCGATCGAGATGTATTACACGGAAACCGGATCGCAAGCCTATGTTGGTTTGGACGGAAAGACCCGCTATAAGAGCTACGTCACGACAGCCAAAGCACGAGCGTTTCAGTATCGGAGCGATATCGTGCCGTCGCTTGTAGCCGAAGACGTGTCGAAGCTTTGGCCGAAACTTCCGCCCAATGTTGCGTCGATTCCATTGCCGTCGTCGACGCTTACCAAGCTCGTGGATGAGACGTGGAAACGTGCAGCAACCGACCCGGATTACAAGGGGTTACCTTACGAGCCGGTTTACGATGGGCTAGTGAAGCCGTGGGTAGATGAGAACCCGAAGCAGGTGCCTACGTTGGGCGATTTGTTTACGGCACCTGCGCATCCGGGCAAACAGGTTGTCATCGATCCGAATGTTCAGCCGGATCCGAACGCAAATCCGAACCCCAATCCGGGCACGAATCCGGGAACCAACCCGGGGACCAATCCGGGAACCAACCCGGGCACGAACCCGGGCACGAACCCGGGCACGAACCCGGGGACTAATCCGGGAACCAACCCGAGTACGAACCCGGGAACCGACCCGAGCACGAATCCGGGAACCAATCCGGGTACGAATCCCGGGACCAATCCCGGAACGAATCCCGATCCGAAGCCAGACCCGAAGCCAGACCCGAAGTTTTGTGCGCTGTATCCGGACGCGTCCGCTTGCGCACCGCTTGGTAGTGCGAACGATGTCGACGTGAGACGTGAATCGAAGAGCGTCTCGTTGGCGCCAATTTCGATTGGCTTGACCAATGGCGTCTGTCCGCACCCGTATGAGGTTGAGGTATTCGGTGCGCCACTCAGGTTCGACTATGCCCCAATTTGTGAGCTGGCGGTGAAGCTCCGGCCGCTCGTGCTCTTGCTTGGGGCACTGTTGGCGGGGCTTATTTTCGTTACGGGGCTGACTGTATGAGTTGGGCGAGCCTGCTTGTATCGCTGGTTGGTCCGATCGTCACGCGCGTATTGGTCGCGCTCGGTATCGGCTTTGTGACCGTTGCGGGGATCGATGCGGCGCTGAATCAAGTGATTCAGTGGATGACAGCGAGTGCGGGCGGGATTCCTACGGACATAGCGAACGTGTTGGCGCTAGGCGGCGTCGGCGACGCTATCGCGTATGTGCTCGGCGGTATATCCGCACGCGTGTCGTTCTACATGCTCACATCTACGACAAGAATGGTGTTCAGCAAATGATCACGCTGATTACAGGGGTTCCGGGGAGCGGTAAGACGCTGCATGCGGTTTGGTTGCTGACGAAAATTGCGAAGGGGCGTCGCGTGCTGGTCGACGGTATTCGAGATCTGGCAATCGAGCACGTCGAGATTGACGAACCTTGGTTGCGTCAGTGGCATGAAAAGGCGGAAGCGCAAGATTTGATCGTGATCGATGAGGCGCAACGCATCTATCCGCCGACGACGGTAAGCCAAAAGCCGACGCCGGATGTGGAGCAACTGCATGTGCACCGTCACAAGGGCGTTGACTTCATCCTTATCACGCAACATCCGCAGAGAATCAGTAAGACGGTGCGCGATCTGGTCGGGCGGCATATCCACGTGCGTAACCTGTTTGGGCTTAAACGCGCGATGCTCTACGAGTGGGATCATTGCCACAACCCGAGTAGCTTGAAAGACGCGGTGAAACGGCAATGGCCTTATCCGCGAGAGGTGTTCAAGCTCTATACGAGCGCCGAAGTCCACACAAAAAAGCAAGCGGTCGTTCCCAAGGCGCTGTTCCTGCTCCCCATTGGAATCGTGGTGTTCGTGGTGCTGGCCGTGAAGATCTATCACAAGGCACGGGACGGATTCGGGGCAGAACCGGTGCGGCACGTCGAGTCCGCGGCGGCTGCCTCCAATGCAGTGGTTGCGCGCCCTATCGACACGGCTAAATCATCGGAGTGGCGGGTCGCCGGTCGTTACTCGGTCGACGGTGTAGGTTATGTCGCGTTGGTCGCGATGGATGGCCGGTTGCGCGCTGTACCGGTGCGCGGATTTAGTGGGCAGGGGGCGCGTCTGACGGGTGAAGTTGACGGTAAGACGGTAGCGGGGTGGACGGGCGTGCAGACTGTAAAGACAGAACAATACGGGGGCGCGAAATGAGGCGGTATTGTGGGTTGATCGTGGCGTTGATGCTGTCCAGCGGTTGTCGAATTGCGGCCGGTGCGGTGCCGCCGCTGCCGACCTTGCCAGTCGATGCGACGATTGGCACGTCGCCTGCGATTCAGATTCCCGCGGCGCCAGTGTCGACCCCGTTAAAGCATGTGCCGGGCACGGCATTCGATCTGCGGTTCGTGACGGTCGCTCAGGTTGTCGATTTGATCTATCAGGATGCAATGCATACGCCATACGTACTCGGGCCAGACGTGCTTGCTGACAATCGCCTCGTATCGTTTCGTCTCGATGACGCAGTGCGCGATGTACGTGCCGTCATGGTCGATTTTCTCGATTCGCTCGGCTTCCGCGTGACGACCAAGAACGGCGTCGATTACGTCGCGAGAAAGGCTGCTGACAGTCGGGCGCGAGTC